TAATACAAACATATACTCAATACGTGCTTGGATACCATGTGCGTTAGGATTAATGTCCATCTTAGGATTATAATTAATTGTCGTACAGCGAAGAGGTTTCTCATAGTTCATTGAAACTGGTTTTAATTTCGAACGGTCACGCTTAATCATTGTTCCAATTAAATGGGACGTTCCTTTTAGTTGTGATAATGGATTAATACATTTCAGTAAAGAATAATTACTTTGACGTTCTTTTCGTTTGACTGTAACAGCTGAAACAAGATTTTTACCTGGATGAACAAGAGTGAAGTTCAATACACCTTTCTTAATATCTGCTTCTGGAGGCAAACTTGTAATTACATCACCTTCTGTTACATATCTAATGTATTGAATACGTCCTTTTTTCATTAGAATTTCAAAATGCTTATTTAGTACTTGGTTAAAAACTTTTGGTGCTCCATATGTTGAACAATAAATATTAGGCATAAAAATATCTGCTTTTTGGTTACCAACCTTTATCTGTTCATCATGAATACCGACCCATAAATATGTAAAAAGAGAAGCACTAGCTCCACCAAGTGAATGACCGTACGACCATATTTGAACTGGGTTTTTCTTTGTCGCTTTTAAGAAGTTATCAGCGAGCCAGATACTAGAATAATAAATTGAATGTATAGCTTCATTTTGGAGTTTGTAAACACCCTTGAATACTTCCTCTAGATCTTTTTTATCCGTACTATTATCACATAATATTTGAGCGTGTGGTTGTAGGTCACTTTTAACATTCTGTAAAGACCTTGTTCCTCTAAAAACCACGTAAATACTATTGGTTAACTTATCAGCTAAAAGATAGACACTAAGGTCTTCGGATGTATGAATATACATATAAGCCCAATTATCTTGTTCTTGTAGACGATTTTTGTTTGACGCATCAAGACTTTGGTAAGAATAGAACTTAGAGGGTAATTGTGAAATCTTATTTGTTGTATTTGGTTTATTATTTTGCTGGACAGCTAATACTCTTGTTTCATTTCCTATAAAAGCAGCATTGATTTTTTCAGCTGCCTGATTTGTTTTCATATAAGACGAAAAAGCTTTTTGCCTACCTGCCATTCGACACTCAGTAGATGGCTGCGATAAACTTTTACTCCCACTTAACCATTCTTCAAGAAAGACATGGTCATAAGTATCAGCTATATCTAAAGCAAATACAGAAGGAGGATCATAACACGCGCGAGATAATACTGCTCCTAGAAAAACATGAAATGGTAGACAATCTTCATTTGTAACTTGAGGATCCCAGTCTTTTTGAAAACATAGTTTTTCCTTTAGAAAATATAGATTTAGTTTTAGCATTTGACAGTTTCGCTTTATTCGTAAACGTCGTTATTTTACCTGTTAAACGAGTTGTTTTTACTTTGTTGTTCATAGCTTTTTTTACTGTGGCTTTTGCCATTTTCTTCTTTAAACTAGAAGGAAATCCACCTGTGTGTTTTCGCGTCTTACGCATCTATATTACTGGATTTTTATTTCTTAAAGATTATAGTCAAACTGATTTAGGTTTTATTCTTTTAAACATATAAGAAAGCAATGGTGATTTCAAGAAATGCGTTTGCTTTTGGAACTCTGTTCTTCGCTCTAACTGTGAGCACATTTGCTGCTCCTTTAGAATTGAAGACAATTGAACTTAGCGGGTCTAAAGGATGTGATACTTGCGAAGCAGTATTCTCAAGAGCAGAAGAAGCTTTAAAGGACCCTAAGTTGGTGTCAAACACCCTTCGTTTGATTGAGGATACTATTTGTGATACACTTCCTGAAGAAGGAAGAGCAAAGTGTAATGCTACTATGGAACAGAAGGTTCCTTTGTGGCTAAACGGAATCGCGAATCATTGGTTTGACCCTACTAGAGATTGTGAGGACTTGGGATTATGTCGTAAATATAAACTACTAGGTGAGTCTAAAGGTACAGGCGATTTAAAATGTGAGGTGTGTACTAAAGTCATTGAGTTTTTGAGTGATGATGTTATACAGAGTGAGAAGGTTCAAGATTATACAATTGAGAAGTTAGATGAAGCGTGTGATTTATTGCCTAAGTCTTATGGACAACTGTGTGGAGCAGCTGTAAACACATCAGTTCCTGAGATTCTGTCTTATGTAGCTACCTTTTTGGAAGCAAATGGCTGCTCATATATAGGATTCTGTAACAAACAACTTGTCGAGGTGCCTGACCTTTGGGATGAATTTAAGTCTTTTATGAAGGAATTTGAAAAGGACTATATGACAGCTAATGAATTTTTGGTTCGTTTAGCAATTTTCAAGGACAATTTCAATTACATCAAGGAGCACTCAAGCAAGCAATTGTTATTGAAGATGAACAAATATGGAGACATGACTCCTGTTGAGTTTGGTGTTCATAAGAAGGCTGGATGTTATGTTAATTTCGGTCTTCAAGAACAAACAAAATGTGTGCCATTTGTCTCAAGTCTGACAAGTGTCCCGGATTCAGTTGATTGGTCTATTAAGGGAGCTGTTACTCCTGTTAAGAACCAGGGGCAATGCGGAAGCTGTTGGAGTTTCTCTGCTACTGGCGCCATGGAAGGAGCTTACTTTATCAAACATAATACTTTGCCTAGTTTATCTGAGCAAGAATTAGTTGATTGTAGCAACTCTTTTGGAAACCATGGTTGTGAAGGTGGGCTAATGGATAGCGCATTTGAGTTTGCAATTGAGAATGGAATGTGTTCGGAAGTAGGAGACCCATACAAAGCAAAGGATGAGTCGTGTGGACATTGTTCTACTGTTGCCCAGTTCAGCGAGTGTTTGGATGTTGAGCCCGATAATGAGGCTGAGCTTATGAAAGCTGTTGTTCAGCAACCTATCTCTGTAGCTATTGAGGCCGACCATCAAGTTTTTATGTTCTATGAAAGTGGTATTATCAATGATGCTTCTTGTGGCACTTCCCTGGACCATGGTGTTTTAGTGGTTGGGTACGGACAAGAAAATGGACAAAAATATTGGTTGGTTAAAAATAGCTGGGGAACCACGTGGGGAGATAATGGATATGTCAAGATTGGCAGAGACGATACTAAGACTGGTCCAGGCATTTGTGGTATCGCCTCACAACCTTCTTTCATCGAAGCCTAAAATCTTTATTTGTTACTTTATTAGTTAAAAGTATATTCAAATTTTGTTACATTATTTAGTCTCATTTTTACATGCTTGTTTAAAGACACACGCAAACGTGTGTGAAGTTTTTGCATACAGTCCATAGTCTTTTGAACACATGAACTGTATTTAATCGAAAAGTTGTCGTCATTAAAACGATTTGCGTTGGTTTCTGTCATATCATTAAGTTTATTGAGTAAAGAAGTTTGAAGAGAACCTATCATTGAATGCCAATCATTATCGTTCATCTTTCTCCATGTACCATCAATAAAACAATAACAGGAAGAGGCATTATTAGAGAATGATCTAATAGGAACATTGTCTAAACTATGAATATTGCGTAATAGCATACTTTCCAACACATCGTCCAACTTCTTTTCATATAAGTCATTAAAGTCATCTTGTGAAAATACAAGGCATCTCTGAATCCATTCTTTCAAACAAATGTCAGGTTTACAATTTATTTGAAGATATTCAGATACATCTACTTTTTGCTTCATCCCCGAAAGGGCTTTTTGTAACACAGAGACTTCTTTTTTTAAAGCAGTCTGTTGTTTCACTAATACTTTTATCATGTTTGACATTTCTGACATTGTCAAACAATCTTGTTCCTTCTCTGCCTCAAGATCACGCTCTGTTTTTGTTAATCCCAGTAGCTCACACATCCCTTGATGAAGCTCATATTCTCTTTTCCTCCTATAGACCTTTAAGCAATGGTCACAGCGGAAGATTTTTTTTGGAATGGATGTCATGTTTAAAAGACTAATACTATTTGGATGTCAAAAGTAAAAGTCAATTTTATTGTGTCTCCAGATTATATATGTCTTTCCTAGCAAATGATTGTAGCTGTAATGGCGGTTATATTCCTACAGTTGTTCAGTGTGTTACTTGTCCTACTGGAGGTATAAGCGATACATTTGGAGCTACAGAATGGATTGCCGCAAATCAGAGGAGAATTCAGAATCAATCACGTGTTCCATCTTCACAATATATGGATAGCTTAGCATCCTATAATGTTAGGGGTGCATTCTCTGGTCCATCTACAAATAATCCTATTGCTCAATATAGTTTTGTTAATTGGAACCAAAGTAGTGATAGAAGTGTTCCACACCAGACACAACGAAATGTTCCTTCCCATGGAAATAGCACTAAACGTAGTTTGACCAGATGTAGACCCGGAGCTCTTTGTCCTGGCAACACAGAATCAGCTGGAGTAGATATCAAACATAATTCTTATCAGCGCTATCTTCTTAGAAAGAAAGGTGGAACTATCAGACAAAATACTAAAGCATTAGCTGCAACTCCCGCAGCACAAGCTTACTATACTAAATATAGTATTGTTCAAAATAGTGCTTGTAACTGCTAAAAATGTTAAATAATAACTATAATAACTATAGCCTGTATAAAATGAAGATGAAATTCAACATTAAACCTGTCTATCAAAATTCAAAAGAAGCAGTTTTTGGAATGGCAGTTCGGCGTCCTCAAAGCACAATGCCACTAATGTTTACAAGTGTTAATAATTCAGCTGGGTGTAGTTCTTGTGGAGGATAATCTATAGTATATTGTAAGAAATGAACAAATATCCTTACAATGTTTTAGTCAAAATAATTGTTTGCGGAGACATGATGTCAGGCAAAACTCGTATTTGTAAGAGTATTGCTGGTGAAAATTCTCAATATGATAATTATCAGCCTACTATTGGGCTTGATTTATTTAGTTTATCTCGTAATTTAGATGGTAATAAGATATGTAAAATTCACTTATTAGATACTTCTGGTGATAATCATTATTTGTCAATCATTCGTTCTTACTTTCCATCTTGTGCTATGGTAATTATTGTTGTTGATAATAAAAAAGGTCAAACAATTAACCAAATTAGTGAATGGATTAGTGTATCCCGAGAAAATATTCAGTTAGCTTCTATCCATAAGGTTATACCAATTGCTATTTTTTCTAATACAAATAAAAATAAAGTATTTAATCCTGAGCTAGAGGAGCTATGTAAAAATGAAAATGTATTGCTATTTGAAGTGGATTTCAGTAGTGATGCTGATGTTTCAAATGCTTTTGATTCGGTTGTCAGTTTTATTAACACACAATACTTGTGTGATTTTCATAATCATCCTGGAATAAAATATGTTGGGAATGATGATGACGAACAGCAAGATTCAATATCGCTCATAGATGAAAGGCGTAGCAATTCTACAATCCAAGGCTGTTGTTCTATATTATAAATTGTAAATTATGATAAAAGCATTAAAAAATAGCCATACATCATATATAGAACATGACTTGGGATTTGGACGTAGCCAATTACAGTAGTCAAGAAATACATGAATTATTTGGATTAATACCAACTGCCAGTGAAGAATCAAAAATAAAGTCTTTGACTGAGGCTTTTAATAAAGTGGCATTTGATGCTAATAAGACAGAAACAGACAAGGCGAGTTTCCATACCTTTCTTCTTGATGCTGGATATATGATTGGTATTCCAAAAGGAATGCTCCATACTACACTTATGAAACGTGGGTTAACTGAGATAAGACAAGAGCATTTTGCTAAACCCAATCATGTAGAAGAGGTAGGTGACCATATAATTATTAATCATTCAAGAGAAATTGAAGCTTTCTCTGAAAATAAAGATGGAAGGGAAACAATAGAGTCAAGAAATCCACCTGGAATTATCAATCCTATTAAGGTTCATACAATTAATAAAGCTATCAATATAGATAGCCGATTCCGAGACAACTACTACAATAGCCAGAGTGGCTCATTTTCAGTGACATTGCCTATTCGCGTGTTAAATTGTGTCCAAATGCGTATTGGTAACTTGGCAATTCCGCTAACTTTTTACACTTTTTCACGTAAGATTGCGAATACAACATTTGTAGTTACTATTAATGAGACAGATAGGTATGTGGTCAGTCTTCCTGATGGCAATTACAATACACCTTTTAGAAATATTACTGGCGCTGAAACCATAGAGAGTGCAATCAATAAATCATTAAGCGACGCTGGTATTGACCCAACCACACGTCTCTGCTATAGAATAGACCGGGTAAGTGGTAAAAGCTCTTTTGCTGTTCCTGTTCCAAGTGGTAGTGCTGTAGATACATTTACTATTCAGTTCAATTGTGACTCAGATGGCAATATTTTGCCCGATGATAATATTCAATTAAGATTAGGTTGGATTCTTGGGTTTAGGTTAGGAACATATATTGGCGGTCCAGCCACTTCAGGCTCTGGGGCAGCTATTGTTTCAGAAGGAATCTGTTTTACAAAAGGTCCACGTTATATCTTTTTGGCAGTTGATGAATTTACAAACTCTGTAAATGATTATTTTTATTCGGCATTTCAGTCTTCTCTTTTACCCAATAATATATTGACCCGCATTGATATTGGAACACTGAGAGATGGTTATGGCTTCTTTCAATTGGCAGATGGTGAGTCATTTACAACTCAGGTAAATACATCTCGCTCTTACTTTGGCCCAGTTACCATAGAAAAACTCAAATTAACTTTATATGATGAATATGGGAGAATATTAGATCTTAATAATATGGATTGGTCTATAACTTTATCGTTTGACTGTCTTTATCACTGAATGAAAGTGACTTACTTGTATAAAGTCCTTTCCAATCAACTTTTATTTTGGTTTTTCCATGATATGGAACAGCCAAACCAATACTTAATAAATGCTCACTTAGATTTATTTCATTGACTAAAATGATTGCTAATATGCGTCCATACTTATCGAAACCTTTTATATCTAGTTTGACTACTTGATTAAGGACCAGATTTTCAACAATAGACTTCGCTTTCAAGGCATACTCTTTTTCTTCTGGCAAACTTCCTCTTATTTCGGGACAATCAATTCCACTTAGCCTCACTTTATAAGAGTGAATTGTGCTTCGCCACCAGATGCTTGTTTTTCGAGCAATTGTAATTGTATCTCCATCGTATACTGAAATAACACGTGCTTGTTTGAATTTTGGTAAGTATGGAATAGCCTTATTACCTTGAGCAATTGTTGGAACTCGCAGTCTTTCTATAAATCTCGTTAACATCATTTTATTGGATATAGTATTGAAATCTAAATTTCTATGATTGCTTAGCTAATGTTCAATTTTCTGTCTAAAGAGTATAAGATGCCTACTACAGCACCAAGATGTTTTGATAATTTTTATTCAAAGAAGAATAGAGATGCCAGTAGCAGAATAGAAAGGCTTAGGGCAAAGACTATATATTCTAATGTAAAGAGCATTGGTGCTACAAATGGACCACTTACAAAGGGTTCTGGAGAAAAATATTACGGTTCATTGTATATTAATCCAGACTCAAAATGTTTAGTTCATGCTGATTCGTATTATGATTGGCTGGCTGCTGCTAAAGGCAAGTATTATTGTACACCAGATTTGTCAAATATTTTATACATAAACTATGAGTCTTATCAAGCGTCTGCTTTGATATTTGACCAGTCAGGTGCTAATGTTACAAACACATCTATATCAGCAAACAATCTAAATAAGGTAATTTATCCTGCTCCAGCAAGGTTTGACCTATCAGGCAATCAAAATACACAATGGGATGGTATCGTTGTGGACCCTTCCTTCCAATTGTTTGGCAACTACTGTGAAGAGGTCCCATTTATGTCTCCTAATCCTGATTATGCTACAGTTGACCTTTGTGGCAACCTTACTACTAGACCACCTGTATTACCGAACTTTGTATTCCCTGCTCCCCTTAAATTTATATGATTGAATGTTTTCTATAAAATTGACTTGAAGACATCTATCGTTTATTAGTGTTACTTAACAAACGATGGTTTCAGAATTATCACCAGAGCAAGAAAAGGCTTTTGAAGCTTACAAAAGCGGCAAAAATATCTTTGTTACTGGGCCTGGAGGAACTGGCAAGTCTCATTTAATTAGGACTATAGTTAATGATGCTAAAGAGCATGGTAAAGCAATTCAAGTGTGTGCTACTACAGGATGCGCAGCTGATTTGCTTCAATGTGGTGCTAGAACAATTCATTCTTGGGCTGGAATAGGTTTAGCAAGTGGGTGTATACAAGAAGAAGTAAATAAGGTAGCTTCGCGAAAGCAGAAGCAGGCAAACTGGAAAAAAACAAACATACTTGTGATAGATGAAGTCAGTATGATGTCAGCAAAGTTACTACATATATTGGATCTTATTGCGCGACGTGTAAAAACTGCTTTATTCCCATTTGGTGGAATCCAGTTATTGTTATTCGGTGACTTTTATCAATTGCCACCAGTTGGAGATAAAGATCAACCAGAATCTACACAATATGCTTTTGAGTATAGTAGATGGAATGAGCTTATTAAAGAGACAATAGTATTAAATACTACATTTCGTCAGAGTGATCCTTTGTTTATTAAAACACTTCATCAAATCAGAATTGGAAAGTTGTCGAAGTCATGTTATGAAAAGCTATTATCTAGAGTAAATGTTGAAATGGATGTTCCACAAGGAATTTCTCCTACCCGACTATTGCCTTTAAAAAGATATGTTAATGCTATTAATCAATCTCATATGAAATCTCTCGATTCTGAAACACATAGATATCAGTTGTCTCTTTATGTTGATAAATCTGAATCCGATAATGCGCCTTCTACTGGAACAATTGACTATGAGCATTCTTATTTGATGAGTAGTTGTTTGTGTGAGAAAGAATTAGTTTTAAAGACAGGGGCTCAAGTTATGTGTATAGCAAATATTGACATGAATAATCCTCAGCCAATTTGTAATGGTAGTCAGGGTATTATTGAAGGTTTTGAAGGAGATATTCCCAAAGTACGCTTTGCTAATGGTCGGGTTATGGCAATGGGTTATCATCAATGGAAGAGTGAAAAGTTTCCTATTGTAAGGGTAAAGCAAATTCCACTCATTTTAGCGTGGGCTATAACTATTCATAAAGCTCAAGGTGCCACTTTAGATTACGCTGAAATTGATGCCGGAACAGGAGTATTTGAGTGTGGTCAAACTTATGTTGCATTATCGAGGGTAAGAAGCTTCGATGGTCTTAGGTTATCCGCATTTGACCATACAAAAATCAAAATAGACAAAAGAGTGGTTGAGTTCTACAAGCAGTTTTGAAACACAGCAAAAAAGAAAAAGAAAATTGATTTAAGTTCGTATTTTTTTCTATCACTTATAAGCTTTTAGATTGAGTCAATTTAAGATGTATAATGTTTTAGGCAATAATTTTCAAGTAAGATTGGGTGAAGTTTGTAGTAGACCATCCAAAGTTATTAAAACCCCTTATGTAGCTGATGTTATGATTAACAAAGACACAGAATCTATAAATATATTAGCTCATACACCATCGTTAGGATGTAATGGAATGGTAGATATAGATGCTAAGGTCTATCTTATCGAAAAAGACGCTAGTTCTAAAGCAAAATGCCGCTATACTGTGATTGCTTCGCGTATAAAAGAGAAAGGAGAAACATATATTGTTGGTGTTGACCCTGGTTTGGGTGAGAAGATTGGTCAAGACATTTTACTAAATGGAATAATTAATGGATTCAAAGTTAAAAAATTGGATAAACAGTTTGTGTATGAGGACTGTAGGTTTGATTTTAGTGGAATAACATCGTCAAACGAAGCATTCATATGCGAAGTAAAGAATGTTAGCATAGCTGTCTATGAAAATATTCGCCCATCTCAGATGAAAAAACGTGACTATTCTTTAAGAAGTGTGAGTAGCAAGATTGCTATCTTTCCAAGTGGATTTAAACCAAAGGGTCTAACTCATAGTGAGCGTGCCGTAAAACAAACCAGACGTTTGACAGAAATAAAAATAAAACATCCCGAAGTTCGATGTATTATTCTGTATGTCATTCAACGTGCAGACATTGACGAATTTCAGCTAAGTAATGGAGATGAGATTTACATGAACACAATAAAAAACGCATTATCTGCTAATGTAGAAATAGCAGCAGTATCTATTGATTGGACACTAACAAGTGATGGATCCTCTTTAATACCATTCATATCTAATAGTGATGTAAAAGTGTCTCTTGATTAGAGTATTTAAAAGATTAGATTTAGAAAACTATATCAAATATATGGAGGCAGATGATTCATCCATAGTTAAAAGTAATTGTGTATTCGGATTATGCGTAAAAAACAATAGTGTTGGATTACCTAAAGTATTTGAAAATATCAACCAAATAAGAAAACTTTTTCATATGATTCATATTGTTGCTTATTATGATAACAGTGGAGATGATTCGTTGTTAAAGCTTCATGACTTATCAAAGCATTATACGTTTAGCATCACCATATTAAATGAGTCCGCAGAAAATTCAGTTAATCAATATCGGACTATTAGCATTGCAAACGCCAGGAACAACATTCTAAAATGGATTATGGGTCAAGAAGGGGAAAAATATGAACTGTTTGTAATGATGGATAGTAATGATTATAGCTGTCAAGGTTCAATCAAACCACAAGTGCTGAGAAAATATTTTAATTCAGAGATTTTTCAAGTATGGGATGGATTATCATTTGCTCGTAAACCATATTATGACTTATGGGCATTCTCTAACGGTCAATTTCAATTAGGATGTTGGAGCTATCCTACCTTAGGACAACCTGTTATTGTTTCCAACTATCAGAAGGCACTTCAAGAATATATTAAGAGTCTAATAGATCATGGTAGAGAAAACAAAATGATTATTCCAGTGGATTCGGCTTTTTGTGGTTTTGCTATTTATAAAAAAGACAAATATCGTAGATGTTTTTATTCAGGACTGACCCAGCTTCAGTTTTTTGACAAAGAAAAATTAATGATTAATCTAAAGCATTTTCCTGTTCAAGCGCCAGGTAAATTAGATTGTGAACACCGTTCTTTTCATTTTAGAGCCAAGATGATTAATAAAGCACAACTTTATATGGCGTGTGAAGAATTGTTTGAACCAAGGCCAGAAGACTTTAAGTGAACTTATGTTGGTTTATGGGGCTCTCAAGTTAGCCCACCGCTTAATTTTCTCCCATTCATCGTCAATTCCTAAATCTTTATCAGAAGCCTGAACAATTGAAATATCGTAGTAATTGTCTTCACCAGCCATATCACTTGGGTCATAGATAGATAGTCTAGCATCGCCTAGACCTTCACCAAAGGTTCGTGTATATCGTTTCTCAATTTTATCCTTGAAGGTAAGCTGGACTGGCGTGATTTTAGATTGTGAACAACTGCTTAGTGAGCTAATAATCAAATGAGTATTCACATTCAAATTTGAAAAGTTGTTCTTAGTCTTAGAAATATCGTCAGAATCGTTATATGTAATAGCTTCCATTGAGACTTCTGCGTTGTCACTATTGACCTCAACATGGATAGCTACGCAACTTTCTAATGGTGAACAAATACACTTGGATAGGTTAGGGTCAGTTTTGAAGTCACAGTAGCATACTTTTGGTAATATAAAAGGAATAAAAATGTTCTGGTTATAAATGCCTTGGTATTCACTTGGTCGATAGTAATGTAAGCTAGTATACATTAAAAGCTTAGTAAATTTGTCTGTCAATGCTGTAGTTGGAAACATATCTTTTCTTACACAGAGTTGAAGGCGTGGTGCTGCTGTTGCAATAAAAAAAGCGTTCTGTAATTGAGCATTTATTAAACGACGACTTGCTGCCATCATTATATCTTTTAGAAATCACAATCTATATTAGATAAAATGATACTCTATTAAACTTTAAGCTTATTGCGTAATTTGTTCTATATTCCAAAAGCCATGATCCAATTAAAAGTTCCAATGCCAATGCTTTTTGGACCTTTTCCTCCTCCTCTTATTGCGTCTTTGTTTGACAACATGAACTTTATAAACTCTTGGATATCAGTGTGTAACTTTTGTGTGTTCAGTAAATTTGTCTCTGAGTTAGGTAATATCTTCAGAGCAGCACAGCCAATTCTTTTTCCAGAACCTTCTACATCATCCATAAATGATGTTAACTTCCAACGTTGTTTACCTGAAACCCATGGTCTCTTTTCTGGAGCGCAATTTTCGTCAAACAAAATTGTTTCTTTTGCTATTTCTTCTCCTTTAGTTGTGTAAAGTGTTACTTGTTTATTTTCAATAATAATTGCTGTTAAACCAGCATAATGGCCGGTTTTACGAATTAAAGCTATAGGAAGTAAGTGTTTGACGTGAACAAACTTTTTATACCTTGTATCTTGAGCAACATAAGGAATAAGTTCATTGATGTCTGTATGATAAGGTTTGATTGGATTAGCGGTGTAAAGTCGGAAATCTAAGAATGCGCCTGGACGTGTAATTACTTCATGATAAGTTGCTGGTGCTGAATAAGGCTCATCTTCCTTTGTAAGATAAAAAGAGTTTGGCGGCAAAAGTTTGATATTGTGAAATTCTGTATTTATAAACGCAATAGGATAAACGGGTAATATGAGAAAGACTGCTACAAAGTTGATATGTGGAATTTTTAGAGCATGTTCGATAAATTGACAAGCAGTAAGAGCACCTTTGCCAAATGGTGGATTAAACACAAGAATGCTATCTGAGAACGAAGTTGGAATATGAGTGACGTCAAACCAGTCTTTGTTTTGAACCCGTGGATGTTTTGGGTCTATATCATATTCAAATAGCTGTTTTTGTGGAAAGCCCGTTTCAAGTAATTTTGAACCGAAATGACCGTCACCTGCCGAAAAATCAATTATGTTTACTTTTTTTGGGAATCGTTTCATTGTAGCAATTATGGATTCTAATATTATGGTAATAATGGCATGGCGAGTATAGTATTGGTCCATAAAATAGCCTTGAGTACTGGTTAAATAACACATTTTATTAGTTAAACATAAACGCTTATTAACTCGGTTTAAGGATTTTCATCATAATAATTATAGTAATAATTGTATGATGAGTAAAAATAGGCAAGGTCTTCAATTGAAGATACTTCTTCGTAAAAAAAGGTCTAAAATATCAGATAAAACCACAGAAGAAAAAGTTAATCCAACTATTACTGAACTTAATAATATTGCGTCTCACCTAATGACAAGTTATGATGAGACAATGAAAACGGTTGAACATACAGAACCAACATTTTATTGTTCTAATAGGGAAGAATTAGAACAAGATGAAGAGTATTACATAGATGATGAGGATTATCAAGCCAAAGAAATAAATACAAAATGGACTGGATTGCTATTATTAGATGAACATTCATTACTTGATATTTTCTCTAGCCTCAATATCTCTACGCATGGTCCTAATTCGTTTTCAACAGTCTATGATAAAGTATATGAAATAGGTTGCGATACAACTAATTCATATTGGAACTTGCTAAATAGTCTAAATACACTTCTAGATAATGAAAATAGTGCTTTACATCTTAAGAATTTATTATCAAACCAAGATTTAGTTGAGTCCCTTACGCGTTTATTTCAGAACAAGTCACAAGCATAATCTATCCATGAACTACAGCCGTGTTCTTCAACTAGCAATATTTTGAGTTTATTAGTCATAGATATAAACAGTTCTTTGATTTCAGCAGGCACATTACGTTGTTTATAGTTTGGGCCAACAGTTCTTGCCACCCAATCACAATATGAAACGTGGTCTTTTATGATATTAGTCTGTTCGAGTCTTGATTGTGTTGTGTTGTCAAACACTTTACGTTTAGGATCATAAGAAATGACTTCATCCTCATTTATTTCAAACTTAGCAAATACAAGGGTAACAATTACATCTATATATGTAATAAGCCAATAAGCATCACAATAAAAAGTGTTATAAATACTATTTTCATCCTCTTTTTTATCTAATACCATAGTTATCATTTCAGGGATTTCAAAAATGTCTCCAAACGATAGTTGAAACTTAGCTTTTTCTAAAGATAGTAGTCGCTCTTTTGAAATAGAAAATTTTACGGTAAGTACAGTGCTTTCATCGTATGCTTCTTCGTATTCAAATCTCTGATATAGTTTTTTGGCTTCAGTAGAAATTGGTTTAGAATGAGCTACTAATGTCAGTTTATCCATCATCTCGCTTAAATTAGGCGCTGAAGATTCTTGATTTTCTATAATATCCTTTTGTTTTGGTATTGTGATATGAGTAAGCTGTTTCTGACTAGGGTTCTTAAGTATTCCTCTATTTGGTAGTCTAGAACTATCCCATGCTTTACTTGACCTTTTGCTTTCTTCTTTTGGACTTCTGGCTACCATTTATAACTTATATTTACATTCAATAACTTTTTAAGATACTATACTCATTTTACAACCCAAATAGAAAGTTTTTAATGGGTTTTTTGGTTTTTTTAGATTTTGGTTTTTAGATTTTTGGATTTTTTGGATTTTAGTTTTGGATTTTTTGGTTTTTAGTAGGCATTGTCAGCGCACCACATGTTGCGTGTTTGGTTGTATATAGCCTCCTCTTCCTCGTCATTACGTGCATTTTGACATTCGTCTTCCTCCTCACGAGCAAGCTGTTCCATGTGCTCCTCATCTTCGACAGTAGGCACAAAAGCATCGTTGAGAGCCTTCTCTGTTAGCTCTTTCTGCTCGCGAAGCTTGTCAATGCGCTCTTTAAATTCGTTATCAATCTCCACGAGACTACTCCTAAAGGCAGTTTCGATGTGTTTATGTTCCAATACTGAGAGATTAAACTCAGCGGGCACAGGTAAATTAGACTCGCAAAGACGAGACATGTTATCAGTGATATCGTCTTGGAGCTCACTAATATTCTTGGCATATTCTTGTTGGCGGAGAGTAAGAGGGTTTAGGTTAGGAAGCAACAGCCAGTAGCTGTTCTTGCCTCGGTGAAAGAAGTTGCATCTGATCGGTGATTTTTTGTCTTCAGCTTCGAAAATCTGTTTCGTCTGATAGATGACCTCGTTGGTCATGTCGCGCTCTGCAGCTGAATTGTGGTAGACAAATACTTTGTTAAAGCTGGGGTTGTTTTCATAGGGCACAAAATCTACACGCTGGATGTACAAGTGGGGCTGGGTAACATTTGACTTGCCCAATCCAGCTCGATTCATCCAGAAGTTCTCAAGCTGAATCTTGAGGAACTCCTCATCCACCGAAGCATGGACACGAGGGATAAAGTAGGAGAGCACGCCGATGTTGGCGATGAAGTAGTCGTTGACGTTGTTGGAGGACATTGTTTAATTGGAAAAGTCTTGTGAACTTGTGTTACTAGGAACTGCCTCCACTCTGCCAGCAGGAAAGCTTTTCAATTTTCTGTTTTGTGTGTGTGAAGCGGTTTCAATTTTTTCCTATAGCTCAATGGTTTAGTTTGTTATTTAAATGCTTTCTTAAATCCTTCTAAAACACTCATTTTAGGTCCAGTGTTTCTACAAGTAGTCTTGCCTAAGAAGAATTTGGTCAGGTTAAATGAATTACCTAATTCATTCTTTTTCCTTCCATAATATGCAATAACGCCAAACAGTGTCAAAAAGATAGAAACGTAATACATATATTCTTCTACTTTCCTTAGCTGAGTAGTCAAACGGATAGACTCTGGTGTAGCTTTTTTATCAAGTTGTTCCAAATAGATATGTAATGAATACATTAATGCGAATAAAATAACCAAAGTCATAAATACTTTTGCTTCCATAGCTGTAGTTAAAATGAACCACACATAAAGCATTACAGAGCTCAAAAATGTCTGTCCTAAGCTCATGTTTAATGACACATCAGCAAGCTCTACAAAGAATATCAGTGTTAGTAAGCCGAGAACATGTTTGACATACATATTATTTGTCATTATTCGTTGTAACTTACAGGGAAACAAGGGAGCAAGATAATTACCACCAATGATCATGAATAAGACAAAAAGTGATGAAACCGGCAATATCTTTTCTAAACCCTGTGAAATGAAATCATTCGTTGGTAAGTCCGTCTGACTAATAGGAGCAAATCCTAACGGGAACATTATATTGTCTATAGACAAAAATAAGACTTGATTGCGTTTTTGACGCACAAAAACAAATTACCTCAAAAAAAACACTACAAAAAAGGCACTATTATGACTGACTCCATCTTAATAAGATTTTTAATAAAGAAGGGTGTATCATTATCGGCATATATGGTTTTTATTGTATCCTGTGCCTCTTCCCATTCATTTGCTTCTTCCAGTGTTAGCAACTCACCACCTTCCTCTTTATTCCTTATAATAAAATTTCTATGAATAAAGATAGATGCCAATAGCTTCATAATTTTATTGTATTGACATTGTCTCACGCTTTTAATGGCATCTAGCTTATATCCAAGCAAATACTCTTGCTTATCTCTTATATTAGTTAGTATCTGAAGCGGTGCTATCTGACTTGAACCTTCTTCATACTGGTTTTTAAGCGTCTGAAAAACTTGTTCTAACAAATGCTGATATGAATTAATTAGCTTCATTTGATTATCGCTTGCCTTTCGACCTCGGAGCTTACGTTGAGTAATTGGATAGCGATGTGTCTTGCTTATCATTCTTAAATTTTCACATTTAACCAGACAAAATAAATCCTTTAGAAGATAATCCTTGTTGTTAATGTATTCTTGGTTTTTATCTGTATATACGTATCCATATAAACACCACCAAAAAGCATCTACTAGTTCTGATAATGAAGCGATATTTTCCACTAATGGATTCTGTTTGACCACTTTAGAGGCTTCAATTGGATCTGATTCAGACAGAAACCTAAGCTCTGGAAATAAAACACCCAAATTTAATGGTTCTGGCATAAAAGAATATATCTACTAAATTTTGTTAGAAATGCTTAAGTCTTTATAAAAATGAGTAAGTTGTATTAATTAAGTTAGTTTATTACTTATATCTGTTCTACGATTTTTCTGTATGTCTCTTTGAGTTTAGTAATATTATTCACAGTTTCATCTTGAAGTAGATCATTTACTCTTTTGTTATTGTCAAACTTACTTAGTAGATTCTTGATTGAATCTGTGAAAAGTAAACTTGGTTCGTCATCAGCTACATGTGTAATGCTATTATGTTTTTCATATACTTTCATCCAAGCTTTACTTAGCCAAAATGTATCGGTGATTGTTCCCACGTTATTGACTGTTGGTGACTTTGACCACTTGTATAATATTTCAAACAATACGTTTTCTTCGAACTGAGTTTCATCAGTTATCAGCTTGTTTCCAACGTAGAGACATATATTGGGAGATGTCAAACAAAGTGGACCAATAAATCTGTAAACATCTACCATTACACCTGTCTTTGCTATTAAGGCAAGATACTTTTTCATAGAAGAGAACTAAGGTTTTCAATTTTTTGAGATAAAAATGTATTAGTTCTTGTGTCTAAAATATTAGTTTTTTAGTGAATCTACTATTTTAAGCTTATATGGTTTTTTAACGATAAATTCTGCGTAAAGTTCAATTGGACAATGGTCACTTCCAACAACAAATGGTAAATGGTTACACTCTTTGACAATGAATGGGAGCTTTCGTGGAGTTAGGAAGTAGTCAATTCTCCATCCACGATTAGTTCTTCTTAAATATGGAAGCTTCTGGTCCCAAAATGTGAACGCTTTATTTGCTGTTGGATGCTTTTTATCAAATGCGTCTTCCAGTTTAGCTTCCTCCAGCAGTTTTCTCAGATTTTCTCTTTCTTCATTCATACAACCAGCAACCATATTTTTAAACTCTTCTGGCTTGTAAACATCTTTGTCAAATCGTGCTACATTGAAATCGCCACAGATAATGACCGGTTTGTCTTGTTGTAAACTACAAGTGTAATCCCGAAATTTTACATCCCATTTGCGAACTCTGTATCTAAATCTGTCGCTATAGGGACTCTGGCTGTTGGGAGTGTATACTGTGACCAGGATGAACTTACCGAATTCAACTGCTGTAATACGTCCTTCCTTATCAAACTCTGTTTTTGGCAATTGTATTCCAGGGTGTTTGCTCCATATTGCAGTCCCGCTAAGACCTTTCTTTTGAAATCCTTCGTTTTGAAACTCGCCCGTACAGCTTCTCCAATACCGATATGGATATTTTCCTCGCACCCAGCTTGGCATAACTTTTTCTGCTTCTTCTTCGGTACATTTTGTTTCCTGAAAGCATATATATTCATATTGACCTGTTTGGAGCCAATCGGTGGCTCCCTTCTTAAAACTGCCTCTAAGCCCAGCAACATTCCAGCACACTATCTTCATGTCTAAATGCTGTAATACTTAGCAAAAAAAAGCTTTCAATTTTCTGTAGTCTTCTTACTACAAAAAAAGTTTTTAAAAAGAAAATTGAAAGAAGTTGTTCAATGACACATTAGACATCATCAACAGAATAATAATGTCAAAAACAGTCGTAATCTACATTCCGCATGTTTTCCCTTGCGGAAACTGGCGCGAATTTGGGGGTGCCCCAGGAATGAAAAGATACATTCGGAAGGCATTTTCCAGTCAAGATGATAGTTCTTTGGCAATTGGAAAAGTAAAGCATATTGATATTGTTTTGAACAAAAAGAGCGGCTTAATGTTAGAAGATTATTGTGCTTTTATCCGCTTTATCCCTTCTGAGTCAGAATACAGCTTGAAACTTCTTTCAAATGTTAGCAAAGACAATAAGTTTCGCTACTATCATAATCAGGCAAGAGGATTTTACTGGGACTTCTATCTTTCAGAAAGGGAAGCTGTCAAACAAGTTCAGGATATAGGTGTCCAGACAATTCAAGAGCCTACTACGAATATCTCAATTCCCTCTGATATAGATTCAGTAGACTTGCTATGTTCTAAAATGGACGGACTATACTGTAATAAACCAGCAAAGAAAAGACAACGAGTATAGTATCTTTAACTATATGTCTTAAAAACAAAGACTAAACAGATATAAGCATCTTAAAAAAATATTTAATTTCACATATCACATTCAATAACAATTGAAGTATTATCAGAAATGAAAACTCAAGTACAATTAATAAAGACAGATATTCAGTTTTTATTAGATAGAGTGTTAATGATGGAAGATATTATTAGTAAGATTATGTCAAACAATTGACTTTCATTATCTGATAGAAAATATATACATATCAAGCACTGGGATGATAGGATGTTCGTTGTGGCTGCTCGATTCACACAGAAGACATGGGAAGAACACATGGCCTACAGAGAACGCAAAGGCGTGGTGGGCTGTGTTTACGGAAGTCCCTTACCAATCGCTGCATCAGTTCAATACAACGCACCTGTTTTCGTTTTGGAAATGAATTTTCATGAGCATAAGATAATGGGAGTAGGTCTAATTCGTAACGACTGTTTAGTCGGAATACATCATATTTATAGTGATACTCAATATAATGTATGTTCGTATAGTGGAAAATATCGTGTAGATAGGGAAATAATGACTCGGGAGGAAAACGAGTTATTGGAAAGACTTGAAACTATGTTATTTTGGCAGTGTAAAATCTGGAGAACACGAAATGGTTTGACCCAAATACCTAAGTGGGTTCGAGAAACCGAAACACTAAATCACGAGAATATATTACGTGAAATGTTCGTATCTCGGTTTAGACACAATGACAAATAAGTATCATCTTGACTATAATTAAAATAAAAATATACATATATTTTTTCTCTTAGACTTGTCCAAAACGTTCGGTAATAGGATTTGTCCAAGCATTGTCCATGTTTGAGTAACCATCCATAACAATTTTTTCACATTCTTTACTGATTCTAGGTATCTCTTCGAACAAGTCAGCAATATCCTGTCCACGGTTCTTTAGTATCTTCGGATAATAACTTGTTAGCTTAATAAGCTCATGTGCTACGTATTTATAGATAGATATTAGCTCAGAATGAATCTTCTCTAGTCGTTCAAACACAATCGCAATAAGTTCAGCCGCGTTCACAACTGCTAGCTCTGTTACTAGGCTTCTTATCTCGCCATAGCTAAACATATCTATGGTCTCGTTTATGCGCTCAATGACGCATGCTGTTGCCATCTTATAGATAGGAATTGCTTCGACAGCATATGCTTGTTTGTGAAGGAAGTTATTCAAATGCTTATTTATATATTCATTTTCGTCTTTGATTTCTCCAGTTAAAACACGAATTCGCAGGGACCGCAGTGTTTCTTCACGCTGTTGAATCTCATGCCTTTGCTCGTCCAAATCATCTTGGATTGTGTTGAGGAGAACGAAATGACCCAGTGTAATGTTTCTTAGAAAGAGAATCTTTGATTTAGTTTCTTTGCCAATTTTTGGTTTTCCATTTAATAGGATTCCGAAGGCCTGTACTAAACGGTTTATGGTTTGCCTTGTTGGAATACCTCCGCACGCTTGGTCTCCCACGTTCCGTACTCCCTCATTTTGTCCTTGCTGCCATTGGTAGTAATGTGGGTTATGAATAATACCTTTCTCTATCTTACCAGTATTCCAGCTAAAAGCAGTCTTACATTGAGTACACCACATTTGGTCACAGCCTTCTATCTTATGAATAGGAGTATTACACTTCGGACATCCTTTTGTGTCTTGCTGTAAGAGCAGAACATTCTTGATTGTGTCTTGGTCACAAATGTGACCTTCGCTTGCCTCTTCATGACATGTTTGACATATGAATATTTGACAATGAGAACAACGACCCAAATCATTTGCGAAACCAACACAATCTTGTTTAGGACAGCGTATCGTGTATTCAAACTTCTTATCACTATAGTTGGATAGAAGTATTTGAGTTTCACTGTCTTGTTCTATCTTTTCTATTTCATTGGTAATTTCTTTTTGTTGTTGTTTAATGGTTAATAACTCATTAATTAATTCTGATTTACTTATTTTGCTCGCAATATGTGGTTTTATCAGTTCAGCTTGCCTTTTTTGTAGTTTATTCCAGACATGTCTTAGTTTCATAACTTCAGCAAATCTTTCTTTGGCTGCCTTCACGCGTAGAGCCTCATCCACATCTTGATTAAATCGTGCTTTTTCGGTTGCGAGCAGATTGGCTTTTTGTGTCACATAAAGCTCCTTAGTAAGCCACTTTAAGCCCAGCTTATCTTTTAAGAACTCGCGGGTTAATATTGTATTACAAGCCATACATTTCGGACTTACGTGTTCGCTAAGAAACCTCTTGGCACAATCCTTACATACAGTAAAGGTACACGCAGTGTTCAGGCAACCAAAATGTTTCCGGCGCACTTTTGTGATTTTTCCATAGCAGCACTCACACTCGCTCATCTTATTTCTTGTTTCGTAACGTGCCTGCAAATCCTTAACTTAAAACGTTTCAATTTTCTATGAGACCTCAAAAAAAGCACTCAAAAAACGGCACTTATAAGAAACCTTTGACTACTTAAAAGTATAAGAAGAAAGTTTCACTACAGAATATATCATATAATGGCTCAAATTGATACTAATGTGGATAATTATTCACGTGATGAATTATTGACAATTTTACATTTACCGGATAATGCGAGTATTGAACAGATAAAAGGTGCTGTTGCTCGTCAAGTCTCTCGTTTTAGAGCTGAAGACAATAAATTATTAGTGTTATTCTTTACCGAAGTTCAAACCCGTCTTATAGATGATGACGAAGATGCTCTGACAGATGAACCCGACGATGAAGAAATTGAACCATGGCTTAGACAGCAATATCTAGATGGTGAAGAGCGTCATTTAGGTCCAACTCCAGACCGTAAAGAAATGACTAAGAATTTCAATCATTCGCAATATCCAATGAAACAACAACAACTAGGGGTTCAGCAGACATTTAATGTTGGTGTTGCGCAAGGTCAAAATAACCCTAATTTGGTAAACACACTGACGAGAACAATGGTGATCGATAGTAAGCTAAGGGATAACATATTTCCTCATTTCCATGAAATAGCTAATTCACCTAGTTCTTCATCTCAGTTCAATATTACAATGTCCAATCCTATTAAGAATAGTATATCACTCAGTTTGACATCTGTTACTTTACCAAAGACTTGGTATAACATAGAAAGTGGGTTAGGAACAAATATATTCTGGGTAGATGAGTATCCTATTTTCATTCCAAGTGGATTTTATGATCCTTCGGGACTGGCTGATATTATCACACAAAGAGCAAATTACCCAACAACACCCCTTAAAGACGTTTCATTTGACAAAACAACTGGACAATTTTCACTTAATTTTGTAAATCTTCTTCCAACCCCAGTAGATATAAGCGTCGTTTTTTGGTCTCGTGATAATAAATATAAAGCTTTACCAGGAGATAGTCCACCTTGTTCAACACAGCAGGTTGCTAATACAAAGGTAGATTTCAACTTAGGATACTTCATGGGATATAGGAATTTTGATGGTGTAGAGTTAGGTGAAACAGTTTCTCTTGGAATATCACCTAATAATAGTGGTACTGCTAAAGCTCAGGCTGTTTACGATTTAGAAGGCACACGAAATGTTTATGTTTTAGTAGAAGACCATAATCAGAATAGACTAAATACGCAAGTTTTGAACATAGCACAAGAGGAAAAAAGAATTATAGTCCCAGATTCTTATGCACCAACTGATTTAAGTTATACATGTTTACCAGGTGTTCAAACTCCATTTTATCTGCCTAGTTCTCTTAACCAATATTCTGGTATGACACAGGCTCAAATTTATTCAATAAATGCTATTGCTTCTAACCAAAGTATAGCTAAGGACCGTGTGATAGGACCACAACAGTCAAACATTTTAGGCTGTGTGCCTGTTCTAAGCTATAATGTGGAATGGGGTAAAAATATTGTGGCAGTAGGTAATCAACTACAGACAAACACGCGAGTTTATTTTGGACCTGTTGATATTAATAGGCTAACTATAAAACTTGTTGATGACGTGGGTAATGTGTTGAATCTTCACGGACGTGATTGGACATTTACAACTGAGGTAAAGTCATTGTATCAATATTAGACAACCTGCTAATATTTACATTTAGTGATATTAAACAATTCAATAATGTCCTTTTGTTGTTGTTCTAAAACAGACATTTGATCTTTATAATATTTGTCAAGCACCTTCTTTTGATTCTGGAAGTTGCGTTTCACACTCTTTGCAACATTTCTCAGCTTTCCTCTTACCTCAGCATCCTCAAGGTCTATGTTTGACGAAGAAAGCATTACTTTGAACATCTGATAAGCCAGTCTAATATGATTAAAATTATCTTTTATGTTGTGAAGGAACATCACAGGTTTGCCATTCCTTACTTCAATACTAAAGTCTTCTTTACAAGAAATACCACAATTCATACTAATCAATAATCCACAATTTACATCACTATTACTTTGGCTTTCAATATCCCGATAGAATTTGTCAACCTCCGACTTTTGAACATTTCGCGTATAGTTCTTATTTTCGACCATCATTGTCAAATTATCAAGTGTGACAATAAAATCACCACGCTCGGGTAACGTATGAGTATCTTCAATCAAAGCAGTCGGGAAGAGGCTATTAAGCATAAGATAAACCTCGTTTTCACCGTCTTGCCCTCTCATTGTCGAGTTCTGATTCCTACCAAGTAAAGCATTATATTTCTCTTCATAAGAAAGCCTGATTTTATCAAGTTCAGAATTCTGAAGGGATAGTTTTTGTTCATAAAATTCCCTCCATTCCCGAAGCGAGACGTCAAACTTTTGTTGAAGTGAGGATGTAAGATTGCTGAGTTGTTGCTGTAAGTCATTATTCCTTCTGGTTAAAGAGTCAACTTCAGTCTTAAATGAAGTATAGGCATTTTCCCTAATAGATGCTGCCAATGCTTCTTTTTCTGCTCGATGTTCATTGTCATAATTATTCAGTTTTTTCTTTAGTCCTTTACATTCAGTCTGTATAGATAAGATTTGGTCTTGATATTCATTCTTTATACCGACCAGCTTTTGCTCCCAGTCTTCGTTGCTTGTGCTCAATATATACTGTCTGGAATGTTTCATCATTTCCATGCCTATCCTTATTGTTTGACATTGTTCAGCCGAGCTAAGGGCAATGAACTCAGAGAGTTCGTTAAACATAACTATACTTATTTGGATTTCTGGTAATTCCATTCTATTTTTAAGGGTATAAAGAGTTGTCAAGTTCATTTTAAGTAATTACTGAAACATTCCAAGAGAGTGATGAAGGAAGAAAAGTGCTAATCCAAGAGTAACGTCTATTGCTAGCGGGATATAAGCTTGTTTACTTTGTTTGATAGCAAGATAGGCAAAAGCAAAGTACAATAAAGCATGAGCTATGCGCCATGAATGCCACCAAATTTTACCTCCTGCTTCAAATCCAGTAAGCCTTTGGTCAAACAGCCATAAGTAAGAGAAGCCAATAGCCGGTATAAGTGCTAAGGTCCCTAAATATGGAAGGTACGAAAGCGGGCTAAAACGGGCTATTAATACAAACAATAGACGTAAGCCAATACAGCCGAATAAGAAAGCCATCCAACGTTGAGCAAGATTCATTATGTAATGTATAGGTATTTAAGTTTTTGAACTGCCCAAAGGGCATGGGCGAAGCCCAGTTCAAAAACTTAAGCAAAAAATCAGTCTGATTTTATTGTTTTTCACGATTTCTCTTAGTCACCTGAATTCTTTATTGTGAATCTTTATTTACAGACTCGGTATGGATGTGTCTAAAGTTTGCGTTTATTGTATATAGATAATGTCCAATATCAAACCACTTCCAAACGTATTTAATGACCAATTACTTAAAGCTGGTTTAACAGAATTTGAAGCCTCAAAATACACGGCAGATAGACTAATGATTGCGAATTATTTGAAGCCAACAGCGAATGTTTTGGAGATTGGTTCTAGGCCTTCCGTATCTATATTTGTGGAACTCAATAAAGTAAGAAATGCTAAACATATTGTTGTTGATAACGATGTTGGAGATAGAGATAGATTGAATCAGCTGATAGTGTTAAATGAAATGACATTGAAAGTAATGCCAATTGAGGAGTTTGTAGATATTTATTCGTATGATGCAGTAATTATTGAAGAAAGCGAAGGTGATACAGCAGAGCTATTAAGAGACCTTCCATTAGATAAAATCGGTATCATTATTACAAGCGAGATGGCAAGGAATCATAAATCAAGAGAGGAGGTTAGTTCTACTTTGAGTTCAGAAGGTTTCGAAAAGAAGTCAACTGTGAGTGAAATTACAAGTGCCGGTGAGGAGAGAGTTGTAGATGTGTATGAGAAGCCTATCAATGAAATAATTTCAGAAGATGTATCTGTTGAGCCTATTGTAGCAGTTGAGCCTGTTGAGCCTGTTGAGCCTGTTGTAGCAGTTGAGCCTGTTGAGCCTATTGTAGCTGATGAAAAGATTATGATAGAAGTTAAAGAAAAGACTCAGGAAGTTGTAGCACAATCGCAGCCATTAGCAGTACCCATTCAAGCTCAAAGACGCTTTGTAGGTAGACGACGTCCTATGATGAGGATGGCACTTTAAGTTAAAAATCATTAAACAATATCAGAGTATTATAGAGAGATGTCAAATTCTCAGATAGATTTTGGAGGTGAACTTGGTGAAGAGATTGGTAACTTTGTTGGTAATGAGATTGGAAATCATTTTGGAGGTTCAATCGCTGGTCAATTTGGAGGAGAAGTTGGAGGCCAGATCGGACAAAAGGTTGGCACTTGGGTAGAAGGTGAGATTGAATCGTACAGGTCTCATTCAGCACACCCATTCTAAAAGATTGATAAAATAGTATAACATCATGATGAATAATTATGATGATGTTTTATTTTCTTCTAGACATACGTCTTTTTAGTCTACGTTTTCTGCTTTGTTTAGCAAGTTTCTTTTTTATAGTAACTGCTTTCTGTTTTGGTTTTCGCTTACTCCCTCCTCGTGTTGGTTGACAATCAATGATTGGTCTAGCAATATCAATGGTCTGCGGAGTTATAAACAATGGCTTATTCATAATAAAACCTCCGTCTTCACAAGTAATCCACCGTTTTAATATGCCGGGTTTAACCACTTCGGGACGGGTAAATTGACGTTTTGTAATTCCTGGACAGTCTTTAAGATTTGCGAATCCTTTTTTAATTAGAGTGAAGTATAAATCATAAATACCATTATGCCCATTTGTTTGTTTTACATGTGATGGTAAAGAGGCAATCATCTGTTCTACTTCTTGTTCCGTAGGTAATTCTGACAAAGCCATATCTTCTTTTACTATTTCAGCAAATAATTGGAGACTTGTAGTAGGGATACCTTCTTCATCAACTTCTTGTGATAACTGTAACGCACGTTCTAAAATTGCATTTCTATTAGCATCAGCGCCTGTATTAAAAACTCTTTGTTGGTTCAAATCAGATAATTCACCAACCAGGTCTTCTTCTTTTGTTTGACCAGGTTTTAAAAACCGAAAACCAAATTTTCGATAGTAATTGACTACATGAGCAAGAGCACGAAGAGATAAATAAGAATAATTCTCTTTAATTGCGTAATTATAAATAGAATTCAGAAGTGCTTTTCCAGCTGGAAAAGAGTTTCCGCTCTGTGGCTCAGTACAAATTGTATCTATATATAAAGAATTATCTTCACCCGCAGTTCGTGAAGCTTTATTGGCACATAAAGCAAAGCCGATGATAACTTCAGAATCTTCGTCATAAACATCTATTAACTTTGAGAGGATAAAGACCATATCTGTTCGGTCTAATACCATGTTAAAGTCAAACCATGACTCAGATATTTGTTTTCGACATAAATCAGATGATCTATGCAGTACATCAGTTAAAATATATTCTGCGTCATAGTCACGAGTATAATTAAACATAGTAATAATATATTCACTACGACCTTGTGTTTGACAACCTGTTCTATCCAAACCAATATCAATTATTGGTAGAGGAGGAGAACTTTGCCTATAAGGATCATCACTTATATAATAATCATCATAATCTTCGTTCAAATATTCACTGTAGTTAATCATTAATAGCTTATAATAAGCTAATAGAATAAAACGCTTAAAAGTAATTTATGTAATAATGTATCTAATCATAAATGGTTTGTCAAAACTCAAATAGTTTTTTAGATTTACAGTCGTCAGACATGTTATATGTTCTTTTTTTTGGAATGTTTGGAATATTATTGAATGGAATAAGTATTTTTTACAGGGTATTTCAAAAAGGAGACATAACATCTGTTCCTGCTAATCTATCACATGAATCTTTTTATGGTAAGCCAATGAAGGGTTTAGGTGGACAATGTATTAAACATCGTATAGTGCTTGTTCGTCATGGAGAGTCGCAGCATAATGTGAATTATGAAAATGGGCATCAAGATATGCAGGTTGATAGCCCATTGACACGTATTGGACATACTCAAGCTAAGAATGTCGCGAAATATTTATCAAATATAGGATTTCTTCCTAATAATATTTGTATGTCTCCTATGACTCGCACTTGTGAAACAGCTGAACCAACATTGAAGTTATTTGGAAATGAAATAAGCTCTGGCACAATATCCTTGGAAATTTCGCCGAAGTATATGGAAGTAAATACATGGAAGGATTGTGATGTAGGACAGGAACAAAATATTCATAAGAGCTATAAAGAAACATTTACAGATTTT